CTTTGAGTGCTGGTAAAGTAGGCCAAGTCGTGACTGCATTATCCGCTGCAACGACTACCAATTCGACTGCCATACCTGGCGACGACACAATTCCGCAAAATACTGAAGGTGATGAAATACTAACGTTAGCTATCACCCCAGCCAATTCATCTTCAAAGCTGGTGATTTTTGTCACAATCGCCGCATGGTACAATTCAACATCGGCACAGACTAAGGTTGCCGCTCTTTTTAAAGACAGCGATGCTAGTGCAATTTATTCGATAACCGATGCTACAAACGACGATTACACCAAATGTCTGTCGTTTCATTGGACGCAGACTTCTGGGTCAACATCATCTCAAACTTTTAAACTACGGGTTGGAAGTGCTTCTGGAAACGTAGTTGTGAATTATGCAGGTATTTACGGCGGCGCAAACCAAGTCGTTATGTCAATTTGGGAGGTACTGCCATGAGTCTAGAATCATTAGGACTAGCAATCGCTTGGAAGTTTAATGATGTCAGCGGAGTTCAAACAATCGATGGCAAGATCACAAAGTTTCCAGAGATAGACGGCGTTACTCTTGGATTGGATGGTTTCCCAACGGCAGAAGACCAAGCAAAATGGCTAAAGGAGTACGAAGACCATCTTGCAGCTACAGAATACCAGCGTAACCGTAAAGATGAGTATCCCTCTTTCGAGGATCAACTCGATGCTCTCTGGAAAGGCGGCGATGCCCAAGCAGCAATGAAGGTATTGGTAGATAAAGTTAAATCTGACAATCCAAAACCCTAGGAGATTACATAGATGTCACAAACTAAAATCGGCGTAGGCATGATCAATGCCACCAGTATTGGAGATGCCAAGGTGTTGCAGGGAGATGGTGCATGGGTTACTCCTTCTGCTGGCTTAAAGTTTATCAATACCACAGATATTTCAGATGCAGCTACCTATAATTTTACTGCTGTTGATGCTTCGAGTTACGATGCTTATCACTTTCTACTACAGAACGTAATTCCTGCGACAGACAATGTAAAATTTGAAGCGAGAACTAGTACTGACGGTGGAAGCAGTTATGATTCTGGAGCCAGCGATTATGCATGGTGGTCAGATTTCTGGGCTACTTATACGAAGGACGAGGCAGATGATAGTATTCAACTCATTGGAAGTACGGGTGCAACTGGATATACTGTTGGATCTGCTGCTTCAGAGCCTGGGGTTTCTGGGTGGATTACGTTGATCGGTCCACATCTGGCTAAGTTTACGGCTGTGATTACTTATCTGATCATAAAAACCGCCAGCACATATTATTTATCGGCGCAGTGCAGTGCATACCGATTGGAAGACGCTGACGTTGATGCATTTCAATTATTTTTCACCAGCGGTAACATTGAGAGCGGAACAATCACAGCTTACGGCCTAGCGAATGCTTAATTTTAACGAAGGAGTACAGTAAATGGCGAACTATATGAAGAATGTCGATGGCAAAAACATCGAGATGTCAGACGAGGAACACGCTGCTAGAGTTGCAGAAGAAAAAGTCTGGGAAGACTCAAAACCAAGTCGGGCCTTCTCTGGTCTGAGATTTGAGCGTGATCAGAAGCTGCAGGAGACAGACTACTATGCACTGAGTGACGTAACACTGTCTGATGACATGACAGCGTACAGAAAAGCACTGCGTGATCTACCAGCTAGTTATGACAACTCAAGCGTAGTCGGTACGATTACATGGCCGTCCAAGCCCTAGAATACAATGCTCGAACTAGGTCCAAGAGAACTTCTTACTTTTGGCATAGTCCTTACAGGTATAGCTACTACTTGGGGAGTGCTGAAAGCTACAATTAAGTCTATTACATCAACGTTAGACGAGGCAAAAGAAGACGTAGCCAGTTTAAATCAAAGACTAGACAAAGTTGAAGCAAGACAGGCAGTAGCATTGAGTGCAATAGAAACAATGTCCAAAGATATCTTATCTCCACAGATACTAAAGGAACGATCTGAACGTGACGGTGCTGTTGAGATGAGGTTACGATCCCTAGAGTCTCAGACTGATAGGATACACAGAATGCATAACGGTACACACCCTCCTGTCCAAACGAGAGAATGAAATGTTAAAAATATTAGCAGCAGTCCTAGCCCTTACTGTCCTTGTTGGCTGTCAAGCCACTACTGCTAAGAAGATAGCAGAGAAGGTAGAGCCACCAAAACTAGCAGGACAAGTAGTAGGTATAACAGAAGTATGTAAGACTTTTGAAAATCAAATGAATATCTTCAACGCCTTCAGCATAAGCAAGACAGCAGGTATGCAGATATACTACAATTTGATATACTCTGGAGAATGTGTCGTTTTTCCTAGACCTGCACTCGCCAAGAAGGTAAAGCTTGAGTTTGAGAAGCAAGTAGATAAAACCGATAAGATAGAGATATGGAAAGTAGCGTTGAATGAAGACGATGCAGAAGTTAAATTTTTCTGGACAGCAATACGCATAAGTGTTGCAAAACCAAAAGGAAGTGACGCATAGTGAACGATGAACTTACCCAAACACTTATTAATGTAATAATCAAACAAAGAAATGAAAATGCCTCTCGTTGTGCAGAGCTTGAAGCTAAGCTAATTATCGCTAACAATCAGCTTGATACGTACAAAAATAAAGAGCAAGCAGAAGAATTATTTGACAAGGAATAAGCTATGGCTGACGAAACACCCACAACTGTAGAAGAGGTTCTTCCTGAAGCTACTACTCCTGGATTTGATACTCCAACGCAGCTATCAGAAGCCTTAACCAGTAGATTAGCTACTCAAGCAGACATTATACCAGCAGTCCCTCCTAAACTTCCTTCAGGTACAGAGGTAACAACTACTCCAAAGGCAGTTGAAGAAGAAGAAATATTTGCTCCAGTAGAAGATTTACCTACATTTGAGACTCGTATTGAAAAAGCTTCTATTACTGGATTAGAGATTGCAACTCCTCCCAGAGAAGCCGCCGCTACTTATCAGGCGTTTGTAGAAGAGGGAACTCCTGAATTTGCAGCGGCACAAGGGCAGGTATCTGCAGAATCTCTTGTAGGTGACATTCAGGGTGCAGTATCTGCAGAATCACAAGCTTTAGCGCAAACAGAACAACGCGATGAAAAAGCTACTGTTCAGTTTCAACTGCAGCAATTATTCTCTTCATTTCAAGAGGGACAACCACCTCCTGCATGGGCTGCTCCTGCAGTTCGTAGAGCAGGTGCAATCATGGCTCAGCGTGGACTTGGAACGTCCAGCATGGCTGCTGCAGCAATTACACAGTCTATACTCGAAGCTGGAATACCGATTGCTGCACAAGACGCTAATAAACACGCAGCTATTCAACTACAAAATCTTAATAATAAACAACAGGCTACTCTACAAAATGCAATGACGTACGCCTCTATGGACAAAGCAAATCTTAGCTCTCGTATGACCGCTGCAGTGAACAACGCTAAGTCTTTTTTACAGCTAGACACTCAAAATCTTACTAACCAACAACAACTAAAGACAATTGATCTGCAGAGTAGATTTCAGAAGTTGTTTAGCGATCAGGCACAGGAAAATGCCGCTAGACAATTCAATGCTAAGTCTGAGTTGCAGACCGATCAATTCTTTACTGAACTAGAGGTGCAGGTAGAAAATGCGAATACTAGTAGGCTTGCTGCAATGGATCAGTTTAATGCAGACCAATCTAATGCTGCAGAGCGGTACTACGCTAAGATAAATGATGCAAGAGATAGGTTCAACGTGCAGATGGACGCTGTAATTCAGCAGTCCAATGCTTCGTGGAGACGACAGGTAAATACTGCAAATAACGCACAGGACAATGAAGTGAACCGTACAAATGCCTTAAATCTGCTTGGTGTAAATCAATCACAACTAGATAAACTTTGGCAACGGTACAGGGACGAAGCAAGTTGGATGATACAGATTTCAGAGAATGCTAGTCAAAGAGCGCATAATGTAGGGCTTTTGGCTCAGCAACAGGATTTTAACGCCGAACAGTTTGAGGCAGATACGAGAAATGCATTCTTTAATAATCTTGGTAGTACAGTTATTAAGGGTGTATTTTCCTTTTTAGGAGCGGATATAACATAATGGCAGACGAATATTGGAAAAAATATCTTACTGGAACCGATCCCGATGATTGGTACTATGGTTCTGAACCAGAATATCAGTTTACTGGCTGGAGCGAACCTACACAAACTACTTGGGGATCTTCAGAGTCTATTTCACAAGTAGATCCCACTGCATTGGAGGGTTGGGAAAACCTTGATTCTTCTGAGTGGTACAGTCAAGACCAAGCTTTTCTTGATATGCCAGATCCTAGCTGGAAAGATTTTGAATTGGGACAGGGCGATTACGTGGGTTCTTGGGAAACTGAAGCAGAAAAAAGAGCAATAGAGGGGACGCAAACTTGGGCTGAATGGTGGGATGAAGCAGGTTTAGATGCTTCAAAGGCTTTAGGTTTATCTGAAAACGTAGTTAAAACTTTAATGACAATGGCTGAAGGTATGAAGCTAGGAGATACTGGTGGTGGTGGGCGTGGTGGACTTACTGGTGCAAGAGCTAGAACAAAAGCAGCTACAGGGGTTGGTGGCCCCCCTGGTACAATGTCAAAATCAGCAGAAGTTCGTAGTGCGCTGTCAAAAATTGGATCTGGAGGAAGCAAGTACAGTCCTCCCGCTAATAAATATTTTGCAAGTGGGGAGCAGAACAGACTGATGGGCAATGCAATTACTAGTGGTATGATGACAGCAATGAAAGAGGCCGCTGGAGGTAAAGGTAGTAAAACCCTTCTTCTTGATAAGGCCCTAAGACAATTACCAATACCAAAAACAGCCCGTTTTGCATAGGATAAAAACATATGCCATTACTTAATCCAGATCCTAATTATCGAGATCCAGAATTTGAAAAAAGATTATTACCTGAAGAGGGAAGTGTAGAAGCTCTGGATGTACTCAATGCTGCCCCTCCTGG